AAAAACGATACTTGAGAATCAAAGAGTTATACGCATATAGGCTGCAAGTTGGGTTAACACTTGGCGAAATGTTAAAAAAGCCTCGTGTTATCATTTTTGTTAGCTTATAATTTTGTTGGTGCTAACTTTTTTGTTACCTTTGCACCGTCAAACGACAAGAGTTCACTAATTTCATGAAACATTCTGAATTCATTAGACAGTTGAGAAAGGCTGGATGCCTTTTGAAACGACATGGTGCCTCACACGACATCTGGGTCAATCCGAAAACGGGGGCTCAAGTTGCAGTTCCAAGGCACGGAAGCAAGGAAATCAAGAGCCTTACTGCAAAGAGGATTCTTGAAGATCTACTGAAATAAGCTAGGGCCGTCCGTTAAGAGGCGGACGGCTCCTACTTTTGGAATGGGAACGGGAATTTTTGAACTTTTATAAAAAAGTGAAATATGAAGGTAATTGCAAGTGTACAAAGACAGGTCGGAGAAAAAAACTATTCCTGCTACATGAGGGTAGATTGTGTGAAAGCGTCTTCCCTTGGTTATGGTGCTAGTGCCAAGTCTGCCATGATGGATATGCTTAAGGGATGGAAGGAAGTCAAGATGGATCTTATGGAAGATGGAAAGGAAGTGCCGAATTTGGAAGTGGAGTATGCTTTTGACTTGCCATCGCTCTTCAACTTCTATGACTTTATCAACATAGCAGGAGTCTCGAGAGAGATTGGTATCAGCGCAGCTGTAATGAGACAGTATGCTATTGGTGTGCGCAGGCCGAGCGATGAGCGAAAAGCACAGATTGTGAATGGAATCAGAAGGATCGCCGAGAAGCTGGAGACGGTGGCCGTTCTTTGATAAAATATAGAATGCTTCAATAATAAGAAGTTAGTGAATTCTGAGCCGCTGGCGCGTGAGCGTCGGCGGCTTTTTCGTTTTGTCTGTTGGCAAAGCCGTATTTTATGAACCGTTCTTCTCTCTGTAACTTTGCCGTATATTCAGACATATATGAGCATTACTATCAAACAGGGGCTGTCAGGAAGATATCTCTCACGTAATATCCCAGACTTGGAGGTCGGGTGCACAGGAGACCGCCTAGGAGTGAAGATTGCCGTCGATGCGACGGAAGTCTTCTCAGAGACGCTTTTCCCCGTAGATGGGTTGGTGGAACTAGCCGATCTCGGAGATCTTCTCACTCCCTACGCCCGGAAGAGCCTCGTCGCCTCCGTGGAGGTGACACTGACAGAAGGAGATGCATCGGCCTCGCTGACCACACAGAAGCAGACCTTCGAAGTAGTCTATTGTGAAGCGGACGTGCCGACAGGCTGCGAGGATTTTACGAAAAACCATTTCCTTTCGCTTCTCCTTGGTGTGAAAATAACGGGGATGGGAAGACTCGAATACTTGCATTACGCTGGGACGGAAGAGGCTTCCGTCACGGCACGCTATGATGATGGCACGGAGAAAACCTTCGAGCTGGATCCTGTTGGAGGTAATGGCCGATATACTACCATCGAGGTCAGCCCAGCACATTTCGCAAAGGAGGGAGCGGAGCTGATGGAGTACACCGTCAAGGCGGGCGGACGATTCCAGGAGTATGAGGTGGACTCACGACGCACAGACTGCGCACCTGTCCTGCTCTTTGTCAACTCCTTTGGCGTGGATGAGCTTATATACTGCACGGGGACCGCTACGAAGGCTCCCAGCTTTAAGAGGGAAAGTGCCTATATAAGGGGCATAAACAGGAACTACGCCATCACGGAGACCCGCACGTTCAAGGCTGACACGGGCATCCTCACGGAGGATATGGCCGACTGGTTCGGAGAGGTTCTTCGCTCTGGATGCGTCCGTATCGTAACGTTCTCTAACGGGAAACCAAACGTTGGTAAGGAAGTCGTCATTACCGAGTCGAAGAGTGAACAGAGCAATGATCCCGACGAGCTGACCAGATTCACGTTCAGCTATCAGTATGCTCAACGGAACCACAATGTAGTAGAGATGGAGCGAGAGGGAAGGGTTTTCGATAATACTTTTGACAACACATTCAACTGATTATGGAAACAAAAGGGCCTAACCCAATTCATTTCAGCGAGATGCAACGCTTGATGGATACGGCCTATCAGCGCAGGCAGACGCTCAACATTAAGGCTTTCCGGTCTGACGGAAACCGGGTGGAGTATCGTGGATGGATCATTCATCACCAGTACTGGAGAGGTGGGTATGTGAGATTGGTGAACCCCGTGAACAGACAGATACGGTTGGTTCCGGAAGTGTTTATTTACGAGATTAACGGAATGAAAGTATATCTATGAGTGACAAGGAGTTAGAGCTAACAAAAATAGGTAAGAAGGGACGCGTAGAAAAGTGGCGTCTCGTCCCGTCTGGAATCGGGAACGCTGCGAACTCTCTTACAACAGAGTTTGGCTCAAATACATCGGAGGTGTTCGACGAGGACGGCGGACGCGTAAACGTCATTCCTATCACGGTCAATGGCGTGCCTTATCAATATGTGCCGTTTGGTGTTGACAATATACTTCCTTACAAGGTGAAGGATACACTTCTTGACAATATGGTCACAGCGCAGTGTCAGGCGTACAACATCATGACCTGCTACGGACAGGGGATCCGCTTTGTCAATAGGGAGGACTTCAAGGATACTGATAATCGTGAGATCCTTGACTTCTGCCTCCGCAATTCCCTTCACGAGTGCTTCTTGGAACAGTGTACGGATATGAAGTTCTACTACTTCTCTGTGACATGCGTCATACTGAGCAGGGATGGGAAGAAGATTGTCAATGTCAGGAACAAGGATGCGTCCTTCTGCCGCTTTGAGTATGCGCCTTCGACGAAGTCTGGAAATATCGAACATGTGTTCTTCGGCGATTTTAGGATAGGCCATTTTGACGAGCAGAAGATAGAGGTGATTCCACTTCTGGACTTCTGGGATCCGTTGGGTGATTTGGAGGTACGTATGGGATTACGGCCTGACCCGGAGACGGGATTGTTCCGCTTTCCCACTGGTCAGAGAAAGTTTGCTATCCTAAGTCGTATGCCTACGCCTGGCCTACAGTATTACCCCATGCCATACTATACGAGCGTGTTTAGGGATGCATGGCTTGACATATACCGCCTCATAGGAATCTCGAAACGTTTCATGATTAAGAACACATCGGCGCCACGGATACAGATAGAAGTCCATGAGGATTACTGGGACAACGTGTGCGACAATGAGATGATCTCGGATCCAGACAAGCGAAAGGAGAGAAAGGAGAAGGAGAAACGCGACATCATCGAGTTTGTCTGCGGCGTGGAAAATGCTGGCAAGGCCCTGGTGAGCGGGTATTACATCGACCCGAACGGCAAGGAGAACCGCATGGTGAGAGTGTCAACCATCACTGATGGGTCAAAGAAAGAGGGTGGCAACTGGAGCGATGATATGCAGGAAGCAGCAAATGCCCTGTGCTTTGCATTCGGCGTGCACCCCAACCTCGTGGGAGCCACACCGGGCAAGAGCCAGATGAACAACAGTGGAAGTGACAAACGTGAGCTCTTCACCCTGAAACAGGCCGTGGAGAAGGCGTTTCATGATGTGATGGCCAAGCCGTATCATGTGATTCTACACTACAACGGATGGTCTGAGAAATACACGGTAGATGTTCCAATGATCCAGCTCACGACACTCGATGAAAACAAGGATTCTGAGGTGGTGAGTGGACAAGCAAACAAGAAAGGAAGCGAAGATGGTGACGATTGACAAGGTGGATTTCGAGCGTGCGCTACCCGTTGGGGCAAGTTCTCACGAGGAGGTGTATTTGAGCGTGCAAGGGGCTATAGGGGAGCAGCTTGTCTGTAGTACGGGGTCATTGCTCGGAGAGGCTGGAGAGAAGATGGTGGATGCAGCGGAGAATGATAGTCCGCTGGTCCTTTTCTTCAAGAAATACGTCTGTCTGTCGGCGTTCCTGTCAGTGCTCAGACAACTGGATCTCGTGCTCACGCCAACGGGATTTGGGATTGTCAGCAATGACAACCTGAGTCCTGCAAGCAAGCAGCGCGTCGATGCGCTGGACGGTTTGCTCAGAACAGAGCGGATGAAGGCCCTGTCCATGACTGTGAACCTGCTTAGAAGTGAGGACTGGGGGAAAACAGATCAAGCGAAAAGGTATGTCCCCTATCTCTATGACGCCTATGCGTTCTTTTTCTCTGCCACACCGTACCGCACTTATCAGGACTGGACTGCTTTTCAGGGTGCAATCGAGGGGACGGACGATGTGCTTCGTGAGGCGATGGGAGACGAGCAGATGGAGACCCTCATCGACGCATTTAGGCGTGCGGACGCTTCGATGCCAAAAGTGTATACTGACGTGCAACGGTGTGTCGTCGCGCTGACGGAGAAATACGCTGTCTCGAAGGATGTCCGGGGAACCGGCTTGTTCAGAAAAATGATGCGCCTCCTCGATGCCGACGAGCATGCGGATACATTCAGACAGTATCGGAACAGTTCGAACTACAAAGCGAATCATCATGAGATTTTCGAGAACACAAAGGACAAACCAGGCTACTTCTTCGGTGGATAAGTCAAGACGGACGGTAACGGTGAATTTCACCGTTCCTGTCTCCTGGGGTCAGCTGACGCAGGAGCAGCTTCGCAGGGTGTTCGACCTACTCGTCGTCCACGAGGATATGACAGTGGTAAAGACCATTCTGCTAGTTGAATTCTGCGGTCTGACCGTAGAGAGGAAGACGCGCTTCGGATGGAAATGCCAGACGACGGTGGACGGAAAGGAACGCATCGTCTATCTCAAAACCTGGGAAATACAGGATTTCATCGGGCAGTTGGAGTATATCAGCCAATTGGAGGACATGGACAATAGGTTGGATGTTGTCTGTGGCCTCCATGCGGCTGACCCGCTGATCAGGCACGGGGTGTCCTTCGAGGAGTACCTCTATGCGGAAAAGTATTACCAGAAGTTTGTCGAGACGCAGAACATGGAATGGCTGGACAATGTGGCCATGTGGCTGTACCGTGACGCTGATGGACGGGCTGCTGGATATGGGGACGCACTTGATGACCAGGGACGCGTCGTCGAGGAAATGACGCTCACCCCAGGTGAACGAGTAGGGACAATGCTCTGGTATGGGCATGTGAAACGGGTTATGGCGAACTCGTTCCCGCACTTTTTCCGAAAAACACAGGAATCGGATGAGGATCCTGGGGTTGTGAATTTCATCGAACTATATAACGTGCAACTTCGTGCGCTCACGGATGGGGACGTCACGAAGGAAAAGGAAGTGTTGCGCCTCGAATGCTGGCGGGCCTTGACTGAACTGGAGGCCAAGGCCAGGGAAGCGGAAGAACTGGAGAAGATACGGGAAAGGAAATAGAGATGGCACAGGAGAATCTATTTAACGCAAGGGGTTATTTCATGGAGCTCGCAGAGACCAATAGGCTTGCCAAGGAGAATCAATTCCTTGCCGGGTCTTGCAGTGGTCTTGCTGGACTTGAGACCATGATGGTCAATTTTAGGAAAGCACCTAACTACATTCTCGTCGATGACACCACGACGCAGAGTACCTACGGCAATGGCGTAGGCTACTTCCGTAAGGATGTCTATACCATCTTCATCGTCGCGGCTTACCATCATGACGATATGGTGGATAGAGAGATGAAACTGGACCTGTGCAGGAGAATCTTTCGGCAGATGCACGCCCGCCTGATCCATGACCGTGACGGCATGCGCTACGGAGACGCTCTAGAGTATCTGCAAGTGGACAGGGTATATTCCACAGAGCTGCCCAGGATGTTCATGAGTGGAATGACGGGACTGTATTTCATGGTATATAACGACGAGCCCATCGATCTTAGCTATGACGCAGCAGAGTGGACTGAGTAATATGACTCGTGATGACTTGGAGCAGTATGAGCGTGCTTGGGCAGACAACATGGTCAAGTTCTGGCAGGAGAAGATGATGGCTTTCTCGCCGCCAGTATATGATACGGGGATGCTCCATGACTCCTTGAGCGCCTTGATGCATCCTGGGCCAGTGACGACGATCACGCATCACTTCCTCGAATATGGCCTTTACGTGGCTGCGGGTACTGGCAACGGGTACCGAAGGGGTAACTCGGGCAAGGATGATGACGAGGGCCTGCAATTCATGCGCTGTGGAAAGTGGAAAAAAGGCAGAGGGCACCGCGTTTCCCGTGATTGGTTCTCGCGCAAATACATGTACAGCATCCATAGGCTAAATGAGAAAGAGGCTTGGTTCTACGGGGCAGCATATCAAGGAATGATGAGTAATGCGCTGAATGCGTTGTTCGGACAAGGAAAGACGACGACAGAGCGTACGTTAGGAAATCTTTAAAAAAGAAATGATTGGAATTGACAATATAATCAAGCAGCTTCGAATGCAATACGAGGCGATACGTGATGAACGACGGATGGCGGCTAACACGGCCACCCGCATCGGTGACGCATTCCTCTCGCTGCTGTCCTTTGGGCAGAGTTTCCTCGATGTCTTTCTTCGAAAAGATGTGGACGACACTGCGAAAGGCCGCATCACCTTCAATAACGGAGCTGTCAACAAGGGAATCGTGGTTTTCTCCGAGGATGGCACCTTTGCCGACGGCCTCACGGGCCACGGCGCCCGCATCCGTCCCGACGGCTCGGCGGAGCTCGATTCGCTGACGCTCCGGCGCTTCCTGGAGGTTCCCGAGCTGCGCTTCAACCGTGTCTCGGTCCATGTGGGCAACCAGTGG